TCGTTGTGTTCATATCCAGAAAGAAAACCGGAATTTGCATCATCAGCATCGTATTCCCAAGGAGTATCGAAGTCGCAAGTGTCTTCGATGGTTAAGAGAATTGCACGGATGCAATTAGGATTAAGCTTCATGCGGAATCAACTCCTTTCTTTTGTACTCGGCATGGCAGTGCCTGTACAACAAGGATAAGAGAAAGACGTGGTGAAGTCAATAAAGAAAGCGGGGTAGGGATGAAATCTATTGTAGCAGACAATTTTTCAAAGATAATCAAAGAAAAATGTCTTAAGCAGTGCACAGTAGCCCAAAAAGCAGGGTATTCAAAGCAACAGCTTACAGACATGTTGAAAGGAAGAAAAAGGATAAAAGAAACAGACATTCTCAGACTTGCATCCGCACTTGATGTAGATGTAAGTGTGTTGCTTAAAACCGAGGCGGATTCGAAACAGTCAGATGAAGCAAGCGATAAGCAGCGAGAAAAAGAACGCCCGGATGTGCGAGCGTTCGTAAAATTATTAAAAATTGAAGATGGATATGCAGTATGTGATGTGAGATTCAAGATAGTAAAGCCAGATGAAGAACAGGAGGTAACAGACCGTTGATGAAACATTATATTTCAGACATCAAAAAGCAAGCCGAGAAAGTTGCGACAGCGATCACAGGTGCGGAGATGCGAGAAGCAGTCTCGAGTGCGTTCAGTGATACCGCAACAGCATTAGAGACAATGGAAGAATCCTATAGAAAGCGGGGTAAGGAAATGTTGAAACCATTAGCAATCCTGTTGCTGTTCTGGATTGTGATTCTGACACTGGATGAATAGAGAAAGTGAGGTGGCAAAATGGAAGAACTTAAAAAAATGCTTCTGGAAGTACTCCGGGAGTGCAAGCAGCCAGAGTTCCCGCCTGAACCGGTACCCACAAGGGTAGCCGCAAAGGTTCTGGGAGTGGAACAGAGCACAGTGATTAACCGAATGGAGTCCGGTGAGCTGGATATCGGGCTGGTGTTCAGATCGAAGCCGACCAAAAGAGGGCAGGCAAGTCGAAGAAGTACATACATCAGTCCCAAAAAGTTATACGAGCTGACCGGGTTCGTATGGAAAGGAGACAAGCAATGAAAAGAAGAGAAACAGAAGTAACAGAAGAAGCGGAAGAAACAACCGGAGCGGCTGCACTCGCCCCGATTTTAGCCACAGCAGCCGCAGTCGGGACATTCTGGTGGCTGGGAAAATACAGTGTAATCTGTGAACGTGATATCGTTGGAACTGCTATTACCGTGTGGTGTGCGGTACTGATCCGTGTGCTGATGTGGGCAGAGTAAGGAGGAAGCAGAATGATCGGAGTAAGCGAAGGGAAAGACCAGGAAGCCAGAGCCATCCTGGAACTGGCCGGGATTGATTCGGACAAGTACCGGATCTGGCACCATAACAGCATCTATGTGCATGCAATAAATGAAGAGACGAAAGAATCGGTGATCGTTGAGAAAGTGACACTCGAGGTAGTAAAAAGTCCCGGTGCTTTGGCGGGCGATCCGGGACACAAAAATAACATTTCAAGCTCATTATAGAGCAAACATAGGAGGTAAATCAAGTGAAATTACATAAATTAATTTCGACAGTAGATATGAGCCATGAAGAATGGCTGCGATACAGAAAACTGGGCATCGGTGGAAGTGATGCCGGAAGCATCTGCGGATTGAACCCGTACAGCTCTGCAATCGTTGTCTTCCAGGATAAGACGCAGAAAGAAGTAGGGGAAAAAGAAGACAATGAGGCAATGAGACAGGGAAGAGACCTGGAGGAGTACGTTGCCCGCCGGTTTATGGAAGAGACAGGAAAAAAGGTACGCCGTGCCAATGCGATCTATGGGCATCCGGATCATGATTTCATGATGGCGAACGTTGACCGCCTGGTAGTTGGTGAGAATGCCGGTCTGGAATGCAAGACAGCGTCTGCCTATTCAGCTGACAAGTGGAAAGACGGGCATATCCCGGAATCCTATGAGATCCAGTGCCACCATTACATGGCAGTGACCGGGGCGGATGCCTGGTATATTGCCTGCGTGGTGCTGGGAAAAGAATTCATCTGGCGAAAGATCGAACGCGATGAGGAAACGATCCAGATGCTGATCGACATTGAAAGCGATTTCTGGCAGAACAATGTCAAGGCAGACAAGATGCCGGCACCGGACGGAAGCAAGGCGGCGGAAGAACTGCTGCAGAAGTATTACGGAAGTTCTGAACCGGAAAAGATGATCCCGCTGGTTGATTTCGATGAAAAGCTGGAACGTCATGCAGAGATCAGCGACCTTCAGGACAAGCTGGAGAAAGAGAAGAAGCAGATTGAGCAGGAGATCAAGGTTTATATGGAAGATGCAGAGATGGCAGTATCGGATCTGTACCGCGTCACCTGGAAGAGCGTGACCGCGAACCGTGTGGATTCGAAGCAGCTGAAAGCAGATTTCCCGGAAATCTACAAACAGGTATTGAAACAGTCTGAAAGCAGACGGTTCACCGTAAAAAGAGCTGAGAGAGCATAAGGAGGAAGCAAGATGGCAGTAAAAGACGCACTGGCAGAAAAGACCAGCAGAAAGAATGAAGCAGTGAAGCTGACAAAAAACATGAGCATTGCAGACATGATCAAGGCAATGGAGCCGGAAATCAAAAAGGCTCTGCCGCAGGTGATCACACCGGAGCGTTTCACACGCATGGCATTATCCGCACTGAACACCACACCAAAGCTTGCAGAGTGTTCGCAGATGTCTTTCCTCGGGGCACTGATGAACGCAGCACAGCTTGGTCTGGAACCGAACACACCGCTTGGACAGGCGTACCTGATCCCGTATAGAAACAAAGGGAAGCTGGAGTGTCAGTTCCAGATAGGCTACAAAGGGCTGATTGATATGGTATACCGCAACGAAAACATCCAGACCGTGCAGGCACAGTGTGTATATGAAAATGATGATTTTCAGTATGAACTGGGACTGGATCCGAAGCTGGTGCACAAACCGGCATTGAAAGACAGAGGAAACCTGATCCTTGTATATGCACTCTGGAAATCAAAAAATGGCGGCTTCGGTTTTGAGGTTATGAGCAAGGAAGACGTTGACGACCATGCGAGACGGTTCAGCCAGAGCTTCGGCAGTTCTTACAGTCCATGGAAAACAAACTATGAGGAGATGGCGAAGAAAACGGTCATTAAGAAGTGCCTGAAATATGCACCGCTGAAAACAGATTTTGTCATGCAGATGAACAATGATGAGAGTATCAAGAGCGAGATCAACGTCGATATGTCCGAGGTAGTCAACGAGCAGGAAGACCCGAACATCATCGACCAGGAGTATAAGGAAGTAGAAAATGAACAGTCAGAACAATAACGAAAAACCAAAGTTATTCACGTTCACCGTACCGGGCAAGCCTCAGGGCAAAGCCCGGGCGAGAACATTCCACAACAGCAAGAGCGATAAAATGAGCAGCGTAACACCTGAAAAGACGGTGCTGTACGAAAACCTGATCAAGACCTGTTTCCAACAGAAATACGGACAGAAACGGTTTTCGGATGATGCGTATGTGGTTGCTAATATCTTGGCGTATTTTGAGCCGCCTAAGAGCATCTCGAAGAAGAAAAGGGAAGACATGCTGACAGGGAAGATCTGGCCGGCAAAGAAGCCGGACAGTGACAACATCGCAAAGGTTGTGCTGGATGCCCTGAACGGCATCGCATACCATGATGATACACAGATCATAAAACTGAGCGTCACAAAGGCGTACAAAGAGGAAGCGTATTTGAGCGTTACTCTGATGCAGCTCGATACATAAAAAGAGAAACAGGAGGCTGGTATGGCAAGGAAGAAGCAGGAAGGGAACCGCTTTTTCCGGATGGATGCAGACTTCTTCTCAGACAGAAAGATAAAGATCCTGAAAGCCCGCTATGGGGCGGATGGGATTGTCTTGTACCTGTATCTTTTATGTGAGATCTACAAGACAGGGTATTACTTACAGGTTGATGATGATTTTGAATACATCATCTCGGATGAC